GGCTTGAGCGGCGTCCAAGGCATCTCCGGTCTCACCGGCTTGAGCGGCGTCCAAGGCATCTCCGGTCTCACCGGCTTGAGCGGCGTCCAAGGCATCTCTGGTCGTACTGGCGTCCAGGGCATCTCCGGTCTCACCGGCTTGAGCGGCGTCCAGGGTCCGACGGGTCCAGCGCCCACTGGAGTTACTGGCGCGATTGTTTATTTGTCATCATCGGGCGTCGCACAAGCAGCATCTACATTGGTTTGGGATTCAACGAGTTCCAGAGTCGGTGTCGGGACGGCAAGTCCAATTAACACACTTGACGTGTACGGAAGTCAAATAACACGTAATATCACAGTTTATAATACGGATCCTGCCGGATGGTATCAGATCGGTCTATGGGATGCGAGTGTAGGTACCGGTGGTAGTAACGGACAACGCCTTCGTTTAGAATTGTTTGGAGGAGAAGGGTATAATCTTAATTCGACAGAACAATGGGGGGGAGTTACGACCATTTACGCGACTATTATGAATGATCCAGTAGGCTCATCCGCGACCGCTGCAAATTGTGGAGGGTTTTGGAAACACGAGGGTTCTGCATCTCCGTGCGTATCAGCTGTAAAGTTTGTACAATTTGGAACAGATCGAAATAAGTATTATGTACGTGTGTATCTCTATACATACACTCAACACGGTCTTCGTGTAGAAACAACACAAGGTTCAGCATTTACACCGTTATTTACAGCATCCGTTGACCCGGGCGTTAATTCATCAACTGTCCGAGCGGCAGTATTATCCTATATTACTGCGGGGCAATATTTTACAAAATGGAAACTGTACACACCTTCTTTTAACGCGCGGGGTCACGGTATGTCAAGTACCGATTTCAATTATATATTGAGTGCAGAAAATGATGGTGGTAACCAATTTGTCATGTTTATAAACGGAACGGGGCGAACTGACGACGGTGGTGTCAATAGTGTAACTATTCGTAATGATAACGGAAAATTGATACTTGGAAATGTTAATTATTCGACGATTATTCCAGGTAATGTCGGTATCGGAACGAACGATCCAACCGTTCGACTTCAAGTATATTCAGCTTCTGGTACGACATTACGTGTATCAAGTGGAAATAACAACACTTCGGCTCGAATTGCCTGCATGGAAAATGAAATAGCTACACCTGGGCAGTATGGGGGGTATTTCGAGTATGACGGATTGGATGACAAAATTCATATAGGTAATATAGCTGGTGGTACAGATTCCCGTCGTATAACTATACTATCAGATGGAAAAGTCGGTATAGGAATCACAAATCCTGCGTATGCATGTGAAGTCGCTGGATGGTTTAGAACCACAACCACCATGACATTTTCCCAGGGAGCTGGGGGTGGAACTCGATACGTCTTCGTAGATAATAACGGAACCGTTGGATATACTGATAAAGTATTAAACGTCAATTTATTTAATGTAAATATGGGAACAGGTTCCGCACAACTCGTTAGTTCAGGTACAACTGTAAGAGCGGCATTTACTACAGTGGAGACGGATACAAACGGCTGGTTTAACAATACTTCACCTAATTTTAGATATACTCCACAATTTGCTGGATATTATCAAGTGAATTGGCAAATTGTTGTAAGTTCGGCTTCTGCCACTGAAGTATTTTCAGCACTTTGGAAAAATGGAGGAAACTATGTTTGGGGTTCGAATACAGTAAGTAACCCTGCTCATTATTATACAACTGGTGGTTCCGCTATTGTGTATCTCAATGGTTCAACTGATTACATCGATGTACGAGTATTTAGTGCTGGAGCACCATCAACGCTTAATCCCAACGGGACATCATTTCCATCAAGATTTTCAGGTGTGCTAATTCGAGGAGGTTAATTTGTTAGGGAACATTATATGTGGTATTCTATTCATGATAAAAACACACTTATGAGTTATGGAGTTTTCCTACAACCGACTGAAAATATACCCGACACTCAAATAGAACTCGAATGGTCAAGTGACCCTGGAATTTCAGGCGAATGGATAAAACCTACAAAAAATCCAGAAACTGGAGAGATTTATCTCTACGAAGACACTGAACTAAAACCAATTGTACTTTTACGTCGATTACGCATAAAACGCGATGAACTGTTATCACAGAGTGACTGGACTCTGCTCCCAGATACACCTTTCTCACAAGAACAACGTGAGAAATGGTGCGTGTACCGCCAGGCTCTTCGAGACCTTCCGAGCAACACAACCGATTTGGATAATGTCGTATGGCCAGAAAGCCCTTAAAACATCACAACGTCGATTCATCAAATGCACATCATCTTCTGTCTCCCGGGTCGTGAGTACTCCCGGGAGTTTTTGCTCGCATGGTCAGACCTGATGGTCCAAGTGTCCAGTAAGGGTCACACGTTTTCAATCTCGCAAAACTATTCGTCGGTCGTCCATTTTGCACGTGCAAAGTGTCTGGGTGGCGATGTTCTCAAGGGGCCCGACCAGAAGCCCTTCCAGGGCCAGGTTGACTACGATGTCATGATGTGGATCGATTCTGATATCGTCTTCAAGCCCGATGATTTTTTCCGAATCCTCGAGAGTCCACACAAGGTGACGTCGGGTGTTTACATGATGGAGGACATGCAGCACATTGCGGCCGTCAAAGATTGGAACGAAGAGTATTTCAAAAAGTACGGCACGTTCAAGTTTCTTCGACCAGACGACATCGTTGGTGTGTCCACGTACATGAAGGTGGCCTATGCCGGTATGGGTTGGATGCTCATTCACAAGGGGGTTGTCGAAAACCTCAAGTATCCGTGGTTCCATTCGGAACTTCAAAAGGTTGGTGACCTCGTGGATATGAGCAGCGAGGATGTAGCGTTCTGCCGTGCACTCGAAGCGGCCGGCCATCCTGTCCATCTGGATACCAAACTCCGTGTCGGACACCAGAAGAAGATGATCATTTAGCGTAAGATACGTTGGTGATGAACTCTAGATTCCGTAAGCGCTCAGGTCTACCCCATAATTGTCACGTCAGACGCGCTGAGTGGCGTTGAGAATATCTCAATTTCATAAATGTTCCCGTTGTAATACGGAACCCCGGATGTGCCGAACCTGAATATAATGGAGTAATCTCACTCACATAATCAGTCGTGGTTCCATCAAAAGTCCACGCGAGCTGTGGCAGAGGCATCGCACCACCGGCTGAGTACACGAGGCTCATCTACTTTTAATCTCTGGTAATTTTAATGGACACGTGGACCGCGCTCTTCTGGCTCGGCTTTTTCATTTTGCTTCTGGCGCACATCCAGCTCCTCCGTCTGCACATGCAGGCCGCGACTCGTCAACACGCAATTGTCGCGCTGACAGGTCTGGTGTTCATGTTTGTTGGCTCCAAGATTGGTCGCGAGTTTCTCGGAATCAAGTAGACATCAGTCTCGACTCGACCGTCACAGGAGTCATGTGAATGAGATCTGTGTCGTAGCCCCACGCCTTGAGTAACTTCTTTTTCTCTTCTATGAACCGCATCCCGGGACGTGGATACCGCGAATAAATTTGTACAAAGGAACGATCGCCCGATCCTTCTACGAGTGCATAGCTCGAATAGTCAGTTTCGAGAACACGATACGTCGCTGGCGGAACGTATGGTGCTGTCGGAAATCGAAGCGTACAATCCGCAAGTCCTTTCTTGGATTTACCCAATGGACACTTTACAACCCCCCGAATACCGCTGATGCGTCCGTCCAAGTGTCTGCACTGAGTCGCCACGTCAATCTCGTCCCGCTCCGGGTCGTATTCGTAAATACCCCGTGTGTCCATACAATCGTACTGTCCGATGCCATAAAAACCCGCCTTGTGACTCGCAACCTCGTACCACGCGCCAGAGTATTTGAACGGGTCAAACGGCGTAACATTCATAAGAGTCGCAATGACCATATCCATACATGTATATGGATTTTTTACTTTAGTAAAGCGATCTAGCGTTTACGTGGACGAGTATTCACACCAGGTGCATACGTAAATGTCATACCGGCCGCGAATGGAGGTACCACGGCTCTTCTTTTGGTCGAACGACCTCTCGAATTTGCATTACGTAAACGTTTAAAGGCTGCGTAGCGCGCCTGCGCATTTTCCAAGTTTTGAACGTTTCGATTGAGAGCAGGGTCGGTTGAACGCATACGTGGAACATACCGCTGTGTTCCTCCGGACAAACTCAAATTACGATTAAATTGTGTCCACCCTGAGCCACTTCTACTTGGTCCAGCGCGTTCACTCGTTGTACGGCAGGCCGAAACGATATATATACCGGCGCCATAATGCGTAACTATGTCATGAAGTGTTTTGGTCTGACCGTACATACCTTTTGTACCATTGTTGAGTGTGTGAACGCCGGTCGTAAAATTAAACTGTGTTCCGGGTTGAGGTGTCCCGTTCAAATGAGTATTGAACAGATTTAACCCAAGGTTAGGGTATACATCACCTGGTCCATAGAAATGTTTTTTCCATATTCTCAGAGGTGGAGGCTGTATCTGTGTCACGGGAATCCCCCCTCGGAGAACTCTTCTCAAATACCTCCCGTTGAACAGATGTGGATACTCTAAGACCATACGCTGAGCCAAGAGATGTCCGGGCTTTGATACAAAAATAATATACACACCGGGTGGCACTCTGGGTTTGTCTGGAAGGAGTCCTCCGTGGCCTACAACGATACGAAGACGTGTTGTCGAGTTTGACGCAAGTGTTTTAATACGATTAATACGCGTCGCCATATTATATATCATATAAAATTAGATGAGCTTCACTCGTTCTGCAGGAACGCCGCCGCCATGGTACGGTGTCAACCCGATCCAGACTGGCATCTCGAGCAATTACGCCGCTCAACCCTACGACTATTACATCGGTGTCAACGGCACGAACGTCACTGTGACCCTGCCGCTCGGCTCGAGTGTCGTCCAGGGAAAGACGTACGTCGTCAAGGATGAGTCCGGTCTCATTTCGACAAACGGCTTGTACAAAGTCACAGTGACACGTTCCGGATCGGATCTCATCGACGGTCATACGTCGTTCATCATCGCTTTGAATTACGGCGCCGTGAATGTCATGTGGACAGGAAGTTTCTGGAGTATATATTAGGATGGTCTACCTCTTCAACTCGGATGTGACCCTGAAACACACGGAACAGGTGGATTCGTTCGGTCGACTCCGGGTGAGTAATCCCGTGACTCTTTTTGATTCCCAGAACAGGTACAAACTGAATGAAAAGTTTTTTTCAAATCTCATCGGAACCGGAACCGCAGTCAATTACATTCAGGCTCAGTCTTCCGCAAATCTGTTCGTGACGAGCAACGTGAATGATTTCGTCGCACGTGAATCCAGGTTCGT